CCCCTACAAACGTTTTCGCGGAAAAGCGGTCAGAACCGGGTCGCCGTTTGACCCGGTTTTATGCAGGGGTTGCATAGGTTTATACAGGGGTGGAGGGGGGATGATGGGGTGTGACAACGCGGGTCAGACCGTGATCCTGGTCGTCGGCCGCCGGCTCGAGCTCCCCTGGCATTTCGCCGACGACGAGCTCGGGGCGTGTACCTACTGCGACGGGCTCGTCCGGTACCGCTCCCGGGGCCCCACCCCGGGCGTCCTGGTCTGTCCCGCCTGTTTCGGCCCGCGCGCGGTCCCGGGCGACGTCTGGATCCTGCCGCGCGAGCGGACGATCGAACCGGTGGCCAGGAGATGACGGGTCAGCAATCGCGCGCGCTCGCCCACCACTGCCGCTTCGCCTTCGAAACGGCCCACAACCGGTTTGGCTGGCTCGCGCCGACCGGCCGACATACGGTGCTCCTCACCGTCAACAGTGGGTATGAGTGACTCGAGGCCAATTTCGGCGGGCCCGTGTGGCACGCGAGCGTAAGTCCGATGGGGGGCGCTGACATGCGGCCGTCGGAGCTCTTCGTGTTGGCTCTGGGTGCTCTACGAGGCGTCGGAGACCCAGCCCGCGGCGAATGGCGGGAGGTAGGTACGCGGGCGTGTCACATTCGCCGACGCCTGTCGGACGTCGAAGCCGTGCAAGTCGGCCCCGTCCGAGACTTGCGCGGCGATCGAGAATCCCTCACGCGGTACCGACATCATGATTCGCGCCCTGCGTCGCCTGGCGGTGAAGCTCTTCGGCAATCCGCCCGATCCGGCCTGGCATCCTCAGACACCGATCCCGCGGTTCACCGGGTACGATGCCGACCTGGCGCGCGCGGGCGTTCAGCGCGCCCGCGATCGGGCCGCGCGTGTTCGTCGGGCCAATGACGGCGCCGGCCCGAAACGGATCCCGTAGCAAATGGGGAATTGGAACTCTGGCCGCCGGCCGGCGCCGACCGCGCTGAAAGTGTTGCGGGGCAACCCTGGGAAACGGCCGCTGAACGTCGACGAGCCCACGATCCCCGCGGCCGATCCGTCGTTCGACACCCCGCCCCGCGAGCTCGCCGACGACCTGGTCGCGGCCGCCGAGTGGACGCGCGTCGCGCCGCTGCTCCGCCGCGTCGGGCTCGTGAGCGCGACCGAACGCGCCGCGCTGACCGCGCTCTGTCAACAGTGGTCGCGGTACCTCGCGGCACATCAACAGGTGATGACGCTCGGGATGTGTATCGAGACGACGAAGAGCGTCCCGATCCCGAACCCGTACCTCCTCGTCGCCGATCGCGCGCTCCATCACTGTCAACGGCTCTGGTCGGAGCTCGGGCTCACGCCGTCGGGCCGCGCGCGTGCGTCGAAACTCCCGACGCCGCCAGGCGAAGCGGCGCCGTCGAAATGGGCGGGGCTGCTCACATGACGCAGCCCGTACTGTTCGAACTTGGGAGTGCCTGTCCGGAGACGTCACGCGCCCGTCCGGCGAAAGCGATCGTGCGGATGCACCTGAAGCACGGGCCCGGGCCAGACGGGCGCACGTGTCGCAGATGTGATCACCTGCTCCGCGACCCGTGGCACCGGCGAACGTACTTCAAGTGTCGGCTCTTTGGCGTCACGTCGGGGCCGGCGACGGATTGGCGGCTGAACTGGCCCGCGTGCGGGAAGTTCACTGAGCGCGCCGCCGGTACCAGATGACGAACACGAACGGCCCCGGGCGCAAAGTCCAGATCATCAACGGGCTGACCCACACGAAAGGCCCGTTCGCGGGGCAACCGTTCCGCTTGCGGCCCTGGCAAGAGAAGAAAATCATCCGGCCGCTCTTCAAGATCGACCGCCGCACGGGGAAGCGCCAACATCGGATGTGCCTGTTGATGATGCCGCGCAAGAACGGGAAAACGGAACTGCTCGCGGCGCTCGCGATCGATGGGCTGCTCTTCGACGGGGAAATCGGCGCGGAAGTCTACAGCGCGGCGGCCGACAAGGACCAGGCGGCGCTCGCGTTCAACGTCGCCGCGCAGATGATCCGGAACGATCCCGAACTGCTCGCGCGGTGTGACATCCTCGACTCGCAGAAGCGGATCGTCGATCACAAGACGGGCTCGTTCTACCGTGCGATCTCGGCGGAAGCGTATTCGAAACACGGGTTCAACGCGTCGCGCGTGTTGTACGACGAGCTCCACGCGGCGCCGAATCGCGAACTCTGGGATGTGCTGACCTCGTCGACCGGCGCCCGCGCGCAACCGCTCACGATCGCGATCTCGACCGCGGGGTACGACCGACACTCGATCCTGTACGAGCTCTACGCCCACGCGAAGAACGTCGCCAAGACGCCGGCGCTCGACCCGGCGTTTCTCCCGATCCTGTTCGAAGCGCCCGACGATGCCGACTGGACCGACGAGCAGGTCTGGCGCCGCGCGAACCCCGCGCTCGGGGACTTCCGCTCGCTCGAGGAGATGCGCGCCGCGTGCGCTCGGGCGAAAGAGATCCCCGCGCAAGAGCAAGCCTTCCGCCGGCTGTACCTGAACCAATGGACCGAACAAGCGTCCCGCTGGATCGGGCTCGACGCCTGGGACCGCTGCCAGGTCCCGATCGCCCGCGCGACGCTCCGCGGCCGCCGGTGTTTCATCGGGCTCGACTTGTCGACGACAACCGACCTGACCGCCGCGGTCGCCGTGTTTCCCGACGGCGATCGGTTCGACGTGCTCCCGCATTTCTTCGTCCCCGCGGATCGGATCGCGATCCGCTCGACGCGGGACCGCGTCCCGTACACCGAATGGGCGCGCGCGGCGCTCCTCACGGCGACGCCCGGGCCCGTCGTCGATTACGACTACATCCGCCGACTGCTCCTCGAGTGGGATCAGGAATTCGACGTCCAGGTCGTCGCGTACGACCCCTGGAACGCGACCGACGTGATCAGCCGGCTCGAAAAGGTCGACGGGTTCACGTGCGCGAAGGTCCGCCAGGGGTTCGCGTCGCTCTCGGCGCCGTCGAAACTGCTCGAGAAGGCCATCGTCGGGCAGCAACTGCGGCACGACGGACACCCGATCCTCCGGTGGAACATCGGGAACATGTCGGTCGAATCGGACGCGGCGGGCAATATCAAACCCTCCAAGGACCTGTCGACGGAGCGGATCGACGGCGGGTATGCGTTGATCATGGCGATCGATGCCATGTCCCGCCACGGACACGACGCCCCGCCCGAATATCAGATGATCATCCTCGGCGGGGCGTAAACTGGACCCCCGACACATGGCGAATCCGCCAGGCCGCCCGCCCCTCGATCGGAGTGACCGATCCGTCGCCGTCTGCTTCGCGCTCCCGGGCCGCCGGTTCGATCAACTCTGTCGCCGCGCGGCGCTCGAGCGTGTGTCTGTCCCCGAAATCATCCGACGCGCGTTGTCCATTTCTCAGAATAAAAAAATAGAAACTTCGGGCGTGTAAAGCCCGGGCCCCATGCTCGCGGGCGTGCTACGCGCGTACGCGGTCTTGGACACGAAGCGGGCGGACGGCCGCCCCCGCCGGATCACGGGCGTCGCGACGACCCCGACGCCCGATCGGGCGGGCGACATCCTCGATCCGCTCGGCGCGACGTTCCGGAACCCGCTGCCGCTGCTCTGGCATCACGACAGCCAACGCCCGATCGGGACCGTCGAGCTCCGCGCCCCGACGGCCAAGGGGATCGACTTCGAAGCGACGATCCCGAACGTCGAGACGCCCGGGCCGCTCCGCGACCGCGTCGAGGAAGCCTGGCAAACGCTCGCCGCGGGCCTGATCACGGGCGTCTCGATCGGGTACCGCGTGCTCGACGGCGGGATGCAGATCCTGAAGAACGGCGCCCGCCGCTTCACCAACGTCGAGATCTGTGAACTCTCGCTCGTGACCGTCCCCGCGAACATGGACGCCACGATCCACACGATCAAACAACTCGACGCGTCGTACCTCGCCGCGCCTGGCGCTTCGTCCGTACCCCCGAGATCTCCCATGACCACTGCTGAACGGATCCAAAACCTCGAAAACACCCGCGCCGCCAAGGTCGCGCAGATCGCGAACCTCATGTCTGAGGGGCCCGACACGACGACGACCCCCGACGCGCAGGGCGCGACCGTTGATCAACTCCGCGTCGAAGTGAAATCGATCGATGTCGACCTCGTGCGGTACCGCGAGCTCGAAACGTTCCAGGCCGCGGCCGCGACACGGATCGTCCCAGGCCAGGGCGTTACGGCGCCGCGGAACCCCGTCGTCACGATCAAGTCGAACGTGCCCCCCGGGACCGCGTTCGTCCGCGCCGCGTGCGCGAAGCTCGTGTGCAACGGGAACCTGCACGAAGCGGCCGAATACGCCAAGCGGTGGGATTCCTCGACCCCCGAAGTCGCGCTCTACCTGAAGGCCGCGATCGCGCCCGGGACCACGACCGACGCGACCTGGGCGGGTCCGCTCGTGAATCAGGCGATCGCGAACGAATTCATCGAGCTCCTACGGCCCGCGACGATTCTCGGGAAGATCCCCGGGTTGCGGACGGTCCCGTTCAACACGAAAGTCCCCGCGCAAACGGCGGGCGGGACGTACGGGTGGGTCGGAGAAGCGAAACCCAAGGGCGTCTCGAAACTCGCGTTCTCGGCGACGACGCTCGGGGTCGCGAAGGCGGCCGGGATCATCGTTCTGACCGAAGAACTGGTGCGGTTGTCGAACCCGTCGGCGGAAGATCTCGTCCGGCGCGACATGGTCGCCGGGATCGCGCAGTTCCTGGATCAGCAGTTCATCGACCCGGCCGTCGCGGCGGTCGCGGGCGTGAATCCCGCGTCCATCACCAACGGCGCGCCGACGGCCGCGGGATCCGCAAGCCCGCTCGCCGACATCATCTCGTTGATCAATCACTTCGCCACGAACAACATCGCGGTCGACGGGGTCACGTTCATCCTGTCGGCGGCGAACTGCCTGGGGTTGTCGTTCCGGACGAACACCGACGGGTCGCCCCAGTTCCCCGGGATCACCATCGGCGGCGGGAACTACAAGGGCCTGACGTTCATCGCGAGTCAGGCTGCGGGGACGAACGTGATCGCGCTCCAGCCGTCCCTGGTGCTGTATGCCGACGACGGCGGGGTGACGATCGACGCGTCGCGGGAAGCGTCGTTGCAGATGGACAGCGCCCCGATGTCGCCCGCCGATGCGACGACGGTGTACGTGTCGCTCTGGCAGACGAACTGCGTCGGGCTTCGCGCCGAACGGTTCGTGAACTGGCTGCGGGCGAACGCGAACGCCGTGAAGTACCTGACCGCGGTCGCCTGGCCGACGCCCACGGCAGACGAACCCCCGGCGCTACTCGCGCGGTAACGTCGGCCAGGGGGCGCGGGCGTGTATGTCGCCCGCGTCCCCGCCCCACCGGGGATCGGCGCCCATGCAGCTACAGATCTTCGGGTACCACCTGATCGCGACGAAGGCGGCGCCGTCCGCGCTCCGGCCGCTCGACAGCGGACGCAGTTGGTATCCGATCGTGCGCGAACCCTTCACTGGCGCCTGGCAGCAGAACGCGGAGATTCGCTGCGAGTCCGCCCTGTCGTACTTCGCCGTGTTCGCGTGCGTCACCCTGATCGCCGCCGACGTCGCGAAGCTCGCGCTCCGGTTGATGCTGCGCGACGACGAGGGGGTCTGGCACGAAACGACGAACCGCGCCTATTCGCCCGTGCTCCGCAAACCGAACCGGTACCAGACGACGATCAAGTTCATCGAACAGTGGATGACGTCGAAGCTCGTGCACGGGAACACGTACGTCCTGAAAGAGCGCGACGCCCGTGGGGTCGTCGTCGCGCTGTACGTGCTCGATCCCCAGAAAGTGACGCCGCTCGTCGCCCCCGACGGCGCCGTGTACTACGAGCTCAAGAGCGACGACCTGGCGGGCGTGCTCAAGAGCGAGGGGCCGATCACCGTCCCGGCGAGCGAGATGATCCACGACCGGATGATCTGCCTCTTTCACCCGTTGATCGGGGTCACGCCGCTCTACGCGTGCGGGCTGTCCGCGTTGCAGGGGTTGACGATTCAACAGACGTCGAACAAGTTTTTCGCGTCGGGCGCGCAACCGTCCGGGATCCTCACGGCGCCAGGCGCGATCAAGGACGAGACGGCGGCGCGGCTGAAAGACTACTGGACGACGAATTTCTCGGGCGACAACGTCGGGCGCGTCGCGGTGGTCGGCGACGGGTTGAAGTACGAGCCCATGACGGTCAACGCGGTCGACGCGCAGTTGATCGAGCAGTTGCGCTGGACGGCCGAAACCATCTGCGCCTGTTACCACGTCCCGAGCTTCATGATCGGGGTCGGGCCGGCGCCGCCGTTCGCGAGCGTCGAACCGATGCAGCAGCAGTACTACTCGCAATGTATTCAGAGTCTCGTCGTGTCGTGTGAGACGTCGCTCGACGAGGGGCTCGGGCTCGCGGGGACGGACTACGGGACCGAATTCGACATCGACGATTTGATCTACATGGACACGCAGACCCGGACGAAGGCCGCGAGTGACGCGATCGGGTCGGGCGCCGTCTCGCCGAACGAAGCGCGGGCGAAGTACTTCGGGCTCGGGAAGGTCCAGGGCGGCGACACGCCGTACATGCAGCAGCAGAACTACTCGCTCGCCGCGCTCGACGAACGGGATCGGAATTCGCCCTTTGCGACGACGCCGGCACCGGTGCCCGCGCCCGCCCCGCCCGCCCAGGCGGCCGGCGAACTCGCGGCGCCGGTGACGGCGCTCGTCGCCGCCCTGGCGGCGAAGGATTGGGGGAC